CTGTATTATAATTAAAACTTGATCCGAATGCCGAGTTAAATGCAGTCGTTGCAAAAGGGGAATAAGTTCCTGTAGGGGGATATTCTGGCTGAGCCACTATGTCTGTATTAGCAACTGGTGCATTATAACCTGGATTAGAGTCTTGTGATGTTTCGATTCCTGTAAAGCCTGGGGGAGGGCCATCTGGTTCATCCTGTGTTGCAGGAATAGGTAACGGTGTACTGTTCCATTGTGTAAACGAACCGCCTGACGTAGATGCGCCTTGTATCCTTCCAAAGCCTCCACGTATTAACGTGCCTCCACTAGTGCCAGTTGCTGAATCATTTCTGCCAATACCACTTATTGTTACACTTGTGCCGTCTGAACTATAACTTCCATAATTAATACTACATATTGGGTCAGGTGCTCCTCCTCTTCCATATCCTCCACCATCGCCATCGTCTGCTAACACATCTTCACTTTTAACTTTATATTGACCAAAGAATGTAGCAACTGTCCATTGATCCATTGTCTTAATACTATTGTCATTATACTCTAAGTATGGGAAAGGATCATAATCCGGCTCAGCCGAATCTGGTTGATAATCTGTGTTTATTGGGTTTGTATATGCAGGTGTATTCTCTACACACTGATATTGTAATGAAAGAGTTATCTGAGGTGCTTCCCAAGTAACTGCTAGATATAACTGTTGATATATTTTAGCAAGAATAGATTCAGCAGGAACTTGTGACGCACCTGTTTTATTAATGTTATTAAAGATCAGTTGCCATGCATATGGTAGACCTGACATACACCCAAAGAAATCTGAAAAAGTAAATGTACCTGCATAACCACTACCTAGTGCTAATTGCTTTGGCACTTCTGCTTGAAGGTCTTTGTTAATAGGTTTTGCTAGTTCTTCGCCTTCGGAGCCTGTGCCATCTGCACCATCGCCGTTGTTTTCATTGATTTCTAATCCTTTAAAACAAACAACTTTAGAAGGATCTAATTGTTCAATATTTGTAACTTGTAACATTGAATATCTAAATGCTCCTGCCGCGAGTCCTATTGCTTGAGGTACGCATCCTCTTAAATAAGAATCATATCCTATAGGGATATCCAACGAAGGATCCTCTATGATATCATCTCTGATTGGAGGCTGTCCTTCACAAACAATAGTTCCGATTCTTTGTTGAATAGCAATATCATTTAATGATGCATTGACTGTTCTATTGTCGTATATCAAGTAGTATGTTTTGCTATTAGTTGGTAAGCCTAGTTCATTGTTGTATAGTGGAACTGTCATGCTCTTATAAGAGTTTGGGAACAAACGTTGTACATCTAAACAGTCTGCGAGAGTTCTAATTTGTCCAGGGTAATCGCCCTGTGGGTTGATGGCAAGTCTGCCACCAAGCAGATTGGGTGCTAAAGGAGCAATACAGTTAACTAAGTTTCCGGCAAACACTAGTAAGAACGCACCGTATATTTGTTTCTCTTGCCCTACTGTTACAAAATCAGCAGTGCCTGATGATATTTTAGCAATTTGATTAGCAGTCAGTCCTGCCGCGGCAAGTGATAAGTTTAAGTCTTCTGTCATTCCACCGCCTTTATACAGTTGCTGTAGCAAGGTAGAAGGGAATCCAAATCTATCTAATCGTTTAGGATCAAACAGTTTACCTAAATTTTCTAAATCAGTACCAAATTCTTGTAGTGATAAATTGACTCCTGCAAGATCAGCAGTAATCAAGTCATTCATATTACTAAAGGATCCTTCTCCGAACGTCTGTGCGTCTTCAGAAGCATATATAGGAGCATTCTGTCCTTCTATGTATCCTTGTGCTTGTAAGAAAGAACTACAAAAATCTTGGTAGTCAACTGCTGTTGTTGGTGACTTCCCGTGCCAGTTAAACTCGTTCCATGCTTGTAATGCATGAAGTCTTACATATCCCCATTGAGTCACGCCTATGTTGTCGCCACTTCCAGTGTTATAAGGGTTCCACCATTGAGCATTCTGTTCCTGATCAACTGTACCTTCAGACGAATATCCTGCATTTGCAGGGCCTGTGGTTCCACCATACTCGTTTGCTTTATCTGTCCATACTCCAGAAGGATCTTCTATTTTGTATGTGGGTGGCATTGAGTTGCCTAGTGCATAGCATTCGTTATTGTTGCCACTGATTGATATGAGATTTTTATAGGTAGTATTACTGATGCTACCACCATAGAGTCTGTTATAAGCAGAGTTGATAGAGTATGTCAACATACGAAGTACAGTATTAGTAACTAGTCTTCCAGGATAATAAGATGCATTCGTTTTACTTGCACCCATATATAGTTCAGCATGTTCATTGATCTGCAAACATTTATTTTGCAGAATACCGCCTAATACGTTTTGACCTAGTGGACTTTGTTTTCCTGAATCTGCCATTATAGTTCTCTAAGGCACAAAGACATCTGGACTACCATCTTTGATCTTGTGACCACATGAGTTCCCAGAACCTACTCTGAGTACAGGTTCGCCTTCTGCGAATACTGTTGGGCTACCTTCAGTAGTTTTGGCTGCCTTGTGTGGTATGTGCTTTTTCTTTGGCGAAAAGGGTTTGTGTGGAGTTATTTCACTGACATGTAAGCCTACTTTTAAGCCATTGGCAAACACAGTTCCGGCGCCTTTTTTGATAGCGCCGCCTGCATCATTCTTGTCATCTTTACGGCTTAGTTTCGCCATGTAGTTTTATCCTAATACTATCGATTTCTCTGGGACTGTAATCCCTGTTGTTGCTTCTCTATACTTGTCTCTGATTGATGTCTCAGTTTCAGCAAAAAGTGCAACGCTACTAGTATTTAGTGTTACGGATAACTGTGGATCGTTGGTGAACATACTTGGGATAAGTCCCATGCCTTGAGGGCCTGGAGCACAAGAAACAGGATGTTCGATAATAAAATTGTATTGGTCTGTATCAAGTACTTTCGCAATCAACTCTTCGCCACTGTTTAGTTTAAATGTATAAACTGTATTCTTTTTTGCTTCTGCTATATTCATCTTATCCCTCTAATTTTGTTTTAAGTTCAGTAAACCCACCAACATATGCTTCATCTAAAAAGATTTGCGGAGCAGTACGAGCATTAGGTACAACTTCTAACAAGTCTTGTAGTGTGTAACCTGATCCAATTTTCTTTACTTCTGTTTCAATTCCCTGTGCGTCTAGCAATTTAATTGCTTGGTCACAATATGTGCAATTGTCTTTACTCCATACTACTGCTTTCATCATTTCTCCTGTGTGTGATGTTTAATTTTATTACTGTATTTAATGCGATTATAGGCGATCAAATAATAATTATGCTAGTTCAGGTAGATCGTCATAATCAAGTGATTCTGACATAACACCAATAACATAATTAGTTGATTCGTTTTCTTGTAATGCTGTTTGTTTTTTGCTAGTATCACTATGCTTGTTAAACCAAGGGATAGGACTTACTTTTGGAGCAGGCTCATTATATTTGATGCCAATCGTTTTGAGTGATTCTAATGCTGTGTAGTCTACAAACTCTTTTAAGATGTTTGCATTAAGACCAATCACAGGACCTTTCTTAAACAAGTAATCTGCCCATTCTTTCTCTTCTCTAATGACATCCATGTACATATCATAAACTTCTTGCTCACATTCTTTTGCCGCTTTTGCAAATCTAGGATCTTCTTTAACAACTTGATTAATGATCCAACCTGTCCAACCTTTGTGGAGTAGTTCGTCTTGTAAGATTAACGAAATAATGTTGCCGTTACCCATAAAGATTCTATTCTCTACCATTGCTAATGATGTAGCAAATGATACCATGAATCGTAATGCTTCTAAGGCATAACTTGCGTGTAGAGCCATCCAAATTGCTTTGATATGTTCTTCTTCGTCAACTTTCTTACCCATTTCTTTTTGACAGTTGATTTCATGTAAGCCATCATAGTAATCACAAACTGAAGATGCCATATCTGCAATTTCTTTTGTGTCATGGATAGTATCAAAGATATCTTTAGGTACGTTGTAGATGTTTCTAATGATATGACTGTAAGAACGTGAGTGTATGTTAGTCTCAAAGAATGACCAATTATACATTAATGCTTCTAGTTCAGGTAAACTCACTACAGGAGTGAATACTTGTACAGGGCCTCTGCCTTGTAGACTATCTAATGCTGTTTGTCTAAGTAAGTTGGCAGTGAAGATATGCTTGACAGCATCTGATGCTTCTTTGAAGTCACCTGAATCTTTTGTTAAACTAATCTCTTCTGGTATCCAAAAGAAACCTCTTGCAGTTTCTTCAAAGTTGGCAATCTTGTCATACTTAACTTCTTCAAAACGTTGAATAGTTACAGGACCGGCTGGATCCAAAAACATTTTCCTGTCTAAATAATTTGTTTTTGTTTTTAAATTGTATTGTTCTTTACTCATAATTAACCCTTATAATTTACATGCTTCACAATCATCGTCTTCAAATATCGGTTCTGCATCGATGTATTGCTTTGCTATTTCTACTGTGTCGTTATCTAATCTTTTGACTCCTGCTTTATTTATTAACGAGTAATAAAAAGTCTTAAGTCCCCATTGATGTGCCTGCATTAAGTTCTTTGCGATCAATGTCGTAGGCACTTTCTGATCTTTAAAATGTGCTGGATTGTAAAATGTATTTGTTGATATACTTTGATCTACATAAGCCGCTAGTACTGCCGCAGTCTTTAGATATGCATCACAGTCTTGTTGTTCCCACATCAATTGATAAGAGTTTCTTACACGTTTAATGTGATAGTCTGGTACTACTTGTGTTAATGACCCTGCTTTACTTTCTTTAACAGAGATTAAACTCATTGGCATTTCAATACCGTTTGTTGAATTGATTACTACACTAGATGATTCTACAGGCGCAATCGCCATTAGAGTTGCGTTTCTAACACCATGTTCTTTCA